ATACTCGCCGACGCCGGCCAGAAACACGCCGACATCCTCCTGCCCGCCGAGACGCTCACAGCCGTCGCCGCCGACCTCGAAGCCGCCCGCCAAAAGCTCCTGGCCGCCGCCCGGCGGTCGGCGTAACATGGCAGATGGGCCACAGAGGCACAGAGGGCACAGAGAATGTGAATCGTAGAAGAAGAACCATGGGCGATTGTTTAGCGGGCGGACTTGTCCGCCGTGTGCCGTTACGCAAGGGAGAAAAGATATGCCGTACGTACTGAACAGACTCATCGCGATCGTCTTCTTTCTTGTCGGCTTCCCCGTGGCGACCGAGATCGATCCGGCCGCCGGGGTCGCACTGATCGTAGGCGCCTTTCTCTTGGGAGCGCTGGGCGACATCAACTACGAGCTTGAGCGCATGACGAGGGCGATGAAAAACCGCCAGGACGCCAAGCCCGCCGGCGCCGCGCTAGAATCCGCCCCCGGCCGGCCACAAGGGCCTTAGGGGACCCGGGGATGCCCCGTAAGCGACGATCCGGGGCTGAGTAGTGCAATGCCGCCCTGATAAAATCAGAAAAATTATTGAAAAATAGTGTTTGACATTGGCTTCATCCGAATGTACATACTGAAGCCGTATCCTGGAACAGGGAGTTTCGGATGTGTGGATCATGGACGATGCTGGCCGCCGCGGACCTGACCGCCGGGTACGTGATCGGCCAGCTTATCGTTGCGGCGGTCGTCGCGATCGTCGTGGGGGTATTGACGGCGCTGGTGGCCACCCGCCTGCTCAAGGCCGGCCAGACGGCGCTGGCCGACAGCGTCACGTCGCTGGCCGGCACGGTCGGGCGCCAGCAGACGGAGATCGGCAGGCTCTTCGACGAGGTGTCGCGGATCCGCGAGGCCAACGCCCAGTGCCAGCTCCGCGCCGCCAGCCGCTACGCCACCCACGCCGAGGTCGCCCAGATCATCGGCGAGAACACGGCCCAGTGGCGGGAGGTGGCCAAGGGGCTTGACAGGATTCACGACCGGATCACCAACGTCGCCGAGCGCACGGCCGCCCTGGAGGGCGCCGCGCAAGCGCAGGGAGAAGGCCCATCATGATCACGCCGGAAGTATTCCGCCGCCGGACGATCCGCGAGGCGATCCTCCGTGTCCTCAACGCCGCGTACGCCGGCAACCCCGACGTCGGCGTGGCGCACGACCAGGTCCTCGACGCCTTCTCGACCGGCCGCGTGCGGTACACGCCGAGTGAGATCGAGGCGGCGCTCCTAGACCTGGCCGACGACAGGCTGATCGCGCGGGAAAACGCCCCCTGGGGCACCCCCCCCGAAAAGCTCTACCGGGTCACCGGCTCGGGGCGGGACTTCGTCCTGGCCCGCTTCCCGTGGGGCCGGGTGGATGAATACACCGGCGACCAGAACCTGCCGGGCATATCGGGTTAGGAACATGAGGCAGGCAAGATCCAACGGCTACGGCGCACTGGCGGTTTGGGTGGCGGGCAAGGCATCCGGGAAAGTGGAAAGGCCATGAGACAGGCGCGGTCCAACGGCTACGACGCACTGGCGGTTTGGGTGGCGGGCAAGGAAGGCCTCCGGCCGGCCACGGCCGAGGCGTGCGCCGCCGACGGGGAGGCGCGGGGCCTTCGTGACGTGCTGTGGGAGGAGTACGAACGGCAGCTTCGGGACGCCCAGACCTACACCCTCGACGCCGTCTGGAAGTGGCTGAAGGACCACGGCGCCGACGTCGGCCGCAACACGCCGTGGCGCGACCGCCAGCGGCTCTTGTCCAGGGAGCGCGTGACCGAACTGGCGGCGGCCAAGGCGCGGGCGGTGATCGAGCTGGCCGGGGCGGCCGGCGAGACCGACACGCTTCGCGGCGGGCGGATCATCGCCGGGCAGCTGCTGTTTCAGACGCTGTGCGACCTCACCCCCGAGGCCCTTGACGGCCTGGAGCCCGGCCAGGTCCTCCGCCTGATCAAGGTCCTCGGCGAGCTTTCCAAGGCCCACGCCGAGACGGACCTGATCAACGAGCGGCTGGCCGTCATCCAGCGGCAGCTCGAGGAGAAAAAGGCCACCGCCGACCAGGCCGCCGAAAAGGTCCTCAAGGGCAAGGACCTGGACGACGAGACCATCGACCGCATCCGCGCCATCTACGGCCTGCCCAGGCTCCAGGAGATCGCGCGATGACCGCCGCCCCGGTCCAGCAACTCGCCGGCGCCCCCGTCGCGATCCCGCTGCGCGGTTACCAGCGGGAGAGCATCGAGGACCGCAAGCACGTCCAGGTCGAGAAGTGGTGCCGCCAGAGCGGAAAGGACTTCACCACGAGCCTCAAGGCCGTGCTCAGGGGCCTGGATAAGCGGCACAGGGGCGACTGGCTGATCGGCTCGCTGACGCAGCGGCAGGCGGACCTCACGCACGAAAAGGCCGCCATGCACGCCAGGGCGATCACGGAGGTGATGTGCCCCGAGAGCGAGGAGGAGTTCGAGGCGAACATCGGCGGGAAGTACTTCCGCTTCGTCGCGCGGACGATCGTCCTGCCCAACGGCCGCAAGATCATCTCGCTGCCGGGGCGAGACCCCGACAGCTGGGCGGGCTACACCGCCAACATCATCATCACGGAGTTCGCCCTCTTCCCCGGCGGCGGAGAGAAGCACTGGCGGACGATGACGCCCATCGCCTTCACCAACGGCCTCGACGTCTACGCGATCTCCACGCCGCGCAGCAAGGACACGCGGTTCTACAAGCTCTGCCAGAACAAGAAGGGCCGCTACAGCGTCCGCGTCGTGGACATCCACCGGGCCGTCCGGGACGGCCTGATTCTCCGCGACGAGGACGGCGAGCCGTGCGGCGTCGAGGAATTCAAGGAAATCTACGACGATCCCGTAGGCTGGGAGCGGGAGTACCTCGTTCGCGAGACCGACGACCTGGACGCACTGATCCGGTGGCCGGACGTCGAGGCCGCCTACGAGGCCTACGACATCGCGCTGCTGGACCTGAAGGACGACAGGGGCTACGACTCGAAAACCGAGAACGTCTTCGCCGCCAGGCTGCTGTCCTGCACGGGCCGCCTGACCTGCGGATGGGACGTGGCCCGAAGGCGGGACCTCAGCACCTTCTGGATCAACGAGCAGGTCGGCAAGCGCCAGTGGCTGCGGGCGCTGGTGATCATGCGGCGGTGCAGCTTCCAGTTCCAGCGGGAGGGGATGATCGAGCAGGCCATGGACACGCTTCGCGGCATGGTCGGCTGCGGAGATTCCACCGGGCTGGGCATCGAGTCCAACGAGCGGCTCGAGAAGAAGTACGGACTCCGCTGGAGGGGCGTCACCTTCACCGGCGGCAGCAAGCTCGCCCTGGCCAGCCGGCTGCAGACCACATACCAGGACGGCGGGCAGGCGATCCCGCAGTCCGCCGAGATCGTCGCGTACGACCTGCACGCGCTCCAGAAGGAAACGCGGGGCGACAAGATACTGATCCACGAGATGCAGAACGCCCTCGAGCCCGACAGCCACTGCGACATCGCCTACGCCAACGCCCTGGCGCTCGAGGCGGCACAGCTGCAATTCGCACGGCCCTATTGCACGACCTGGAACTGACGGACACCGAATATGACACGGAAGGCGACACAATCCACGGCGGGCGCGATCGAGACGCGGCGGGTGTCGGCGATCGTCGGCCGCGTCCGCGTCAGCGACGCCACGGCCCGGGCCGAAAAGGACCTGACGCTGAGCCAGTACGGCCGCATGTTCGTGTCCGGCCGGGAGGACGCGGCCGGCTCGGTGGAGGTCCAGGGCCCGATCAATCCCGCCCGCCAGGTCGCCTGGGTCTACCGCTGCATCAGCGTGATCGCGACCAGCGGCTCCCGCGTTCCGATCCGCCTGTCCCGCGGCGCCGCAGCCGGCACGCGGGAGGTCTTCGGGCTGAAGCACGTCCGCTGCGGACACCGCCACCAGAGGCCCCCGGCGGCGGCGGGCGCCAAGGCCGCGACGCGGGCGGCCGAGGGTCAGATCGTCGAGGGCGGGCCGCTGTTCGACCTCCTCCAGAGGCCCAACCCCGAGCAGACCTGGCCGCAGTTCGCCATGCAGACGTTCGGCGTGCTGGTCAACCACGGGCGGGTGCACTGGCTGTTCGACGACATGGTCGGCCGCAGGCCGCTGACCATGTACGTGGTCAGCGGCCGGGCCACCCGGCCCGTCAAGGACTCATCCGGCACCGTCGAGAAGCTCCTGGGCTGGCAGGTCCGCAAGCCTCGCGGCGGCCTGGCGCCGATGACGCTGGACGAATGCCTGACCTTCCAGATGTTCGACCCCGACGATCCGCACGCCGGCCTGGCCCCGCGCACGCCGGCCGCACTGGCCATCGTCAGCGACTACAACGCCAGCCTCTACAACGCCGCCATGTTCGGCAACTCCGCCGAGCCGGGCGGCGTCCTGACCACCGACGCCGAGTTCACCCCCGAGGCCGACGAGCAGATCCGCACGTCATGGAACCAGCGGCATCGCGGGGCGGCAAACGCCCGCAAGATGTCCGTACTCTGGGGCGGCATGAAGTGGGACGCGACGGCGACCACGATGCGGGACCTCCAGTTCATTGAGGGCAAGCAGCTGACGCGCATGGAGATCTGCGCGGTCTTCGGCGTGCCGCCCACGGTCGCCGGCTTTTTCGGCACCACCGGCGACTCGGCCGCCTACACGGACAACGAGCTCGAGCGGTTCTGGCAGGACACCGTCATGCCGCTGCTGGCCGGCTTGGCCGAGGGCGTCGAGGTGCACCTGGCCCCCCGCTTCGCCGGCGGCCTGGACGTCTGGGCCGACGTCGAGGACGTGCCCATCGTCCAGAAGATGCGGCTGGCGAACATGAAGACGGTCGATAGCCTCTGGGCCAAGGGCGTGCCGATGGAGGACCTCAACGCCCGCTTCGACCTGGGCCTGCCCGCCCGGCCTCAGCACCGGCTGGGCTGGCTGCCGGTCAACGTCGTGCCCGCCGCCGAGGCCGCGAGCGGCAACGTGACCGAGCCCGTTGACGAGGGGCCCTCGGCGCCCGGAAACGACGAGCTCGATCAGCCGACCGGTGAAACCGCCCAGAACGCGGAGAACGCCGAGGGCAAAAGTGGCTGGATCTTCCATAAGGTAACGATGCACCCCGAGAAATGGGAGTTGCCCTTCGCAAAGGCCGCAGCCGAGCGCGTCTGGCAGGCGTGGGCCAGGTCGTGGACGCCGCTGGCCAGGGCGATGCGCGGCTTCCTCAGGGGTCATTACTCCCGCCAGGAGCGGGCGGTTCTCGCCGCCCTCAAGAAGTACCTGACGGTCCACAACGCTTACGGCCGGAAGCTCGGCAAGGACGACGCCGGCGAGATCGTCGGCCGCGTCCTGTTCGACGTGTTCGAGGACCCGCCCGCCAAGGCCGGCTTCCGCAAGCGGGTCCGTGCCTTCATCACCGAGGCCAACGAATTAGGCCTTCGCCAGGCCCTTCACGAGGGCGGCTTCGCCGCCGAGGCGCTCGACGAGGCGGTCGGGGCGCTGGCGGCCAATCCCGCCATCACGGCCGAAATTCAGGGCGAGGCGGTGCGTCTCAGCACGCTGATCGACAACGCCTCGCGGCGGATACTGAGGCGAAGCCTGACTTCGGGGCTCACCGCCGGCGAGGACATCCGGCGCCTGGCCGACCGCGTCCAGTCCGTGATGGGCAACCGGCGCGCGGCGGCGATGACCGTCGCCAGGAACACGGTCGGCCAGACGCTGTCGGCCAGCAGGCATCGCGGCCACCTGGCCGCCGGCATGACGCACAAGTGGTGGCTGCACTCGCGGGGCCCCGGCGAGCGCCGCCCGGCCCACGTGGCCGCCGAGGGCGTCTACGCCAAAAACCCGATCCCGCTGGGCGAGCGGTTCATCGTCAACGGCAAGGGCCTGCTCTACCCGCGCGACTTCTCCAGCGGCCACGTCGATGAATGCGTCAACTGCCAGTGCGTCCAGATCGCAAAGCGGCAGCGCCAGGGCGGCAAGTCCGCCCCGACATTCTCCGAGGCCCTCCGCGACTACGCCGTGCGGGGCTTCTACGGATACGCCGACATGACGGCGGCCCGGGCCGCCGCGAACGAGGATAAAGACCATGAGCCTGACGACCGCGACTAACATCGAGAAGGGCGAGATCCCAAGAGACAGCGACGAGCACGTGGCCAAAAACCGCTTCATCCCCGGCTGCACGAAGGGCGTGGACCTGGCCGGAAGGACCGTTGACGGCGTGGCCAGCACGATCAACATTGACCGCGACGGCGAGATCATACTGCCGGAGGCGTTCGCCAGGACGCTGCCGACGTTCATGGCCTCCAACGCCCCCTTCCTGGCTGCCCACACCCACCGCGGCACGGGCGGCAAGCCCACGCAGATCGGCTGGGTCATCGAGGCCAGGATCACGAAGGCCGAGGTGATCTGCAAGTTCCGCTTCGCCCTGGGCGACACGGCCGAGGACTGGTGGAAGCTCGCCAGCGATCCCAAGGGAAAGGGCATCGCGTTCTCCATCGGCTTCTACCCGCGCCGGTGGGTCTACGGGGCCGCCGAGGACCTGGCCCGCGAGTTCCCCCAGATCCGCCCGATTCTCCAGGCCGCCGGGCTCAAGGACGACGACCGCCTGAGGGTCTACACGGAGATCGAGCTTCTGGAGATCTCCGGCGTGCCGGCGCCGTCCAACCGCGAGGCGATCCAGATCCTCCAGGCCAAGTTCGCAAAGGCCTTCGGCTACGACCAGGCCGAGGGCGAGAAGGCCATTGACGCACTGGCCGAGGCCATCGCCAAAAAGCTCTCGCCGGGCGGTCAAACGGACATTATCGAGCAAATAAGCGCCCTTCAACGGCAGCTTTCAGACTATCACGAGGACGTGCTATCCATCCTGCCCGACGACGTCTACGGCGGCGGCGATCCCGGGGACCAAACCGAAACGGAAACGTCCCGGCCCGGGGATCGCGACCCCGCCAAGGACGCGGGCGGCGCGGAAGACGGGACGGAATCAGACGCGGTTCGAGAGGCCAGGAAATCCCTCCTGGCCAGGACACAACACTGACAAGAAAGGTGCATCATGGAAAAAATCCTGAAAATGTTCGCCGCGGTCATCGCATTGGCGACGGTTCCGCCGGGCGAACGCGACGATGGGAAGCTCGCCAAGGACCTCAAGGCCATCGAGTCCGAACTCGACCAGGCCAAGGGCCTCGGCGACCAGGCGGAAGCCGTCAAGACGATCCAGGAGGCGGCCGACCAGCTCCGCAAGGAGATCGACGCCCAGGCCGCCGAGATCCGGCGGATGCAGCGCATGGGCCTGAGCCTCTCGGGCGGGGCGATCCGCATCCCCAACGGCAAGTCCGCCCGCCGCGAGATGCTCGCCGACGGCCGGGCCTTCCTCGACGACGAGACCGCCCGGCGGTTCGGCGCCTACATGGTGGACGGCACGATGCGGCTGCTGGGGCGCAAAGACGACACGCCCCCCTTCATCAAGGACATCGCCGACAGCGTCCGCAAGGACATGGACGTGGACGTGGACGCCTCCGGCGCCTACGTGATCCCCGACGAGTTCCGCGCGGAGCTCATACGCAACGTCGAGGCCGAGGGCGTCCTGTTCACCAAGTGCCGGCGGATTCCCCTGCTGACGGTCGGCACGGTGAAGATCCCCAAGCGGACGGCGGGCCTGACGGCCTACTGGACGGCCCCGGCCACGCAGGGGACGCGCTCGACGCCGACGTTCGACCTGGTCAATCTGACGGCCGAGAAGCTCATGGCGCTGGTCGCCTACCCGAACGAGTTCAACAGGTCGGCCCTGTTGATCGACCTCGGCAACTTCCTGGCCACCGAGATCGTGTACGCGATGAGCTACGCCATCGACGACGCCCTGGTCAACGGCGACGGGACGGCCGCCTACGGCGGGATCACCGGGATCCTCCAGTCGGCCAACATCACCGCCGTCGCGGCGACCGCGACGCACACGACCATGGCCGCGATCACGGGCACGGACGTGTCCAGCGTGATCGCCGGCATGACGGTCGCCTACGGCCGCCAGGAGGCCGAGTGGGGCATGTCGATCAGCGTCCAGGGCGTGCTGCGGGCCCTGAAGGACGACAACGGCAACCCGCTGTACCTGCGGGGCGACGTGAAGGAGCCCAGCACGATCGACGGCTACCCCTACGATGTCAGCCCCCGGATGCCCGCCGCCGCCACGGTCACCGCGACCCCCGGGAGCAAGTACGCCTTCTACGGCGACCTCAGGAAGTCGCACATCGTCGGCATGCTCCGCGACATCGAGATCGCCCGCAGCGACCAGGCGCTCTTCGAGTCCGACATGTCCGTCGTTCGCGGCATCATGCACCTGGACATCCAGGAGCAGGACGCCGACGCGATTGTCACGGCCAAGACCGCAGCGGCCTAGCGGCGGCCCAACAACTGAATACCTCCCGGCGCCGGGCCGGGAACCAACCGGCATGCCGCAAACCAAGAACCCGATACCGCCCCGGTTAGTGGCGGGAACCTTTTGAGCATGGAGAAACAAGATGAAACGTTTTCCACTTGGAGCAATCTGCACGATCCTCCTGATCGTCGCAATCGGACTCGTGACGCTGCCGCCGTTTGTGGGCGGGCCGACGCAGGCGGCAACGCCGGTGGTCGGGGCCGCCCGGGCCGTCGCCGGCAGCGGCGGGGTCACCAAGGGCCTGTTCGTCAAGCTCTCGGCGGCCGACACCATCGTCGCCACCAGCGCGGTAACGGACAAGGTGGTCGGCGTCTGCGAGATGACGGCGGCGGCGGGTGCCTTTACGCGCTACGCCCCGGCCGGCACGCAGACGACGGTAACGTCCGGCGAGCTGATCGCCGTCGGCGATCTGCTGACCAGCGGCACGGGCGGCAAGGCGTTCGTCCTGGACGCCGGCGACTCCTCCACGCAGAGAGTCGCGGCGATCGCCCTGACGGCCGCCAGCGGCGCCGACGAGAGCGTCACGGTCATCGTCCTGGCCTCCAACGTCGAGACGAACGTCCCGGTCAACGGGGCGACCACGTCGGCGGCCGATTCCCTGGCGATCCCCGTCACGCACGCCTACGTGGCCAAGACCACCGGCAACGACGCCGAAGCCCTCACGCTGGCCGACGGCGTGGTGGGCCAGGTCCTGACCATTACGCTCGTGGTGGACGGCACCGGCGACGGGACGCTCACGCCGACCACGTGCAGCGGCTTCGCTACTATTGTCTTCGCCGACGCCGGCGACGTGGCGACGCTGATGTTCGTCGATGCGACCACCGGCTGGATCATACTGGGCACGGCCGGCGTGGCCGCCCCGCCCGTAATCACCGCGCCGTCGTAGCAGGCGGCGTAACACAACCTCATCCCTGACAGTTGGGATCAGATGGCCGAACCCCCGCACCAGTCTGGTGCAGATTGGTGCGGGGCCGAGGCCGGGAGACAGACATGGCAAAACAGAAGAGCCAGCACGGCGACCCGAACGACCTGGTGCGCGTCCTCGTGCACAAGGCCATCAGCATCGGCGGCGTGGCGCACCGGCCGTTCGTGGACGGCAAGAAGGTCACGCCCACCGAGGCGGTGATCCGCCGCGAGCGAGCCATCGCCCACGGCGGCGACGTCGAGATCATCGACGAGCCCAAGGCCGAGAAAGACGACACGGAAATGGCCGACGAGAAGACCGGCGAAAAGCCGGACGAAAAGCCCGAGCAGAAACAGACGTTACCGCCCCGTGACAAGCAGGTCGCCGGCGGGAAGAACAAGTCCGCCTGAAGGCGGACGGTTAGAGGGTAGATGTTAGAGGTGATGCTTCGCCTCCGGGCCGCCCTAACATCTAACCCCTAACCCCTAACCTAAGGCAAGGGCAACAAGATGCTTGCGACACTGGCGCAGTTCAAGATGCGAAACTCCATCGGGTCCGCG